CAGGAGAATCATCAATTCCTTCATAGGGGACGCGCTCTTCGTTCTCTGCATCTTTTTGTTCTTTGACTTCACTGAATAGATTTTCATTAGAACCTTCAATTTCAAGATCTTTTGTCTTCAGGGAGTCATTCATTGGCTTCAATGTCAAATTGAAGTAAAATTTTTCGTAGCTTTGATCTCGGTCTACGTCTGTCACTTCAAAAAAAGCTGGTACACATTCTTCTCTCCTATAGAATGGGATATCAATAGCATCACCTACAATAATCTCTCTCCCAAGACAATAGAAATCATTCATATGAATCTTAACTCTTAGCTCTTCAGCCGAAGGATCAATGATACCGTATTGACTAAGGTCCATCTTTGATTCACTAGGCGGCTCAATGCCCAAATAGACACCAACGGACTCATTGTCATAGGCTCTTTCTTTTATCTCAAAGAACGTATTTTTTCCAATGTCATTAATATCAGGGTTTTCATTTGATGCATCTCCAAGATACTTATAAACATTACCTGTTTTAAATGTCATTTTGAATGCTTCATAGGAAAGATTCTTTTGAAACTCTCTTGTCTTCGGGCCATACAACCCCACTCTGTTTTTTGTTCTTGCTCTTGCCATGGTCAAAACACTCTTTTTGTATTATCACGACGCTTGGCTATTCTATTCTTTGCGCCGCGCATTTTCATTCTCTCTCGGTTAACATATTTGGTGATTCTACTCCTTGGATCTTCCCTGTATTCTTGTATAGGAAGAATATCAAGATCCTCTCTGTCTTTGTAGTTTAAAAGAACAGTCGTTGGTTGTTTACTTCCCAAAAGATCAGACCGAGAAGGATCATGAAAACCAACATAACCAAGTGAAAATAATATGTTTGCCCACATATAATTGATTTCTTCAGGAAAAGTTCTAATAGCAATTTGATGAGTGACAACCCATAGCCGTTCAAACTCTTTTCTGATATAAGAGTTATATCCGTAAAAGTTAACGAGCGTGTCAAGGTCTTCTACATATTCTTTCAGTCGAAGGTATTCTACATCTCTTAAAAAGGAGTCTCTGTTATACTCATTAATGTTTTCAAGAAACTTTCCTCTGTTCTTATCAGCACGAAAGACATAAGCATAAAACTCATTTGACTTAACCTTCTTCCCGATTACGTCATTGAGTTCATAACAGATCAGTCCTTCAGGTGTTTGTTGATTGTCAATGGTAATATCTCCGTCATCGGTAAAAGTGACATAGATATTCTTTCTGCCATAGTACAGCCGACGAAGCTCTTTGATATCCATATGAGCAGATTGTCCAAATCCGCTATATGCTTCGTTGATTGACTCTTCTAGATGATCTTCAAACATATGTGATACTCTTTTATTTGTTCCATCTATTTAACATTAAATAGATGCATAGTTATTGGAGAATGTATGTATCCCTATCGGTATAATGGACAGATCGAAAACTACTTATCTCAGTTCATGCGCGTTATGTCTGGCTTTCAGGTAGAAAACGGAGAAGACAAAGATGGAAACATGACAACAAGAGAAGTAAAAGTTGCTTATGGTAGTGTGTCTCGTATTGTGGGCAGCATTCTAAACAAAAGAGACAGTTTTACTAATCAAACACTACCATTGATTGGGTTTTATCTGTCTGGAATAGAAAAAGATAATGCAAATAAAAGAAGCCAGCATCATATTGACCATGTTACTTTTGAAAACTCAGAAGGGAATAAACAAGGATATAGAAGAATCATTGGCCCTGCTTTCAACCTGAACATTGAGGTTAATATTTACGCATCTAGCAATGAAGAAATGTTTGCTGTTCTGGAACAGATGTTACTGATATTTAACCCAAGAGTGACAATTCAGACGGATAACAATATCTTTAACGCCGATTACATCACAGACATCATCCTTGAGTCAATCAACCCAGACATCAATTATCCGACTGGAACAGAAAGCCAAGTCATTCAGCAGAGTCTACAGTTTAGGCTCCCAATTAGACTTTCTTATCCAATGGACACAGATGGACCGATTATCGAGGAGATTACCTCTCGTATACTGGATAACACAGGCGAGTTTACTATTAGCCAGCGCATCTTTAATGGTGAAAGCGAGGGTGTTCCGGGTTCAGGTGATTCTGGTAATGATGGAGGTGGAGAGTGAAAATTCCACAAACAGTCAAAGAGATTAATCGCAATAACAAGAATAGAAGAGCAGATCAGTTTTATGTTATCTTCTATGGCATACCAGAGAACATCAGTAATCTGTTTGGAAAACAAGTTAAGTCTATTGACCGTCCTTCAATCAATTTTGGTACGGCTGAGATCAGCCGTCGCTCTAATAGATATACGGACATGCAGGAAGTTAGGTTTGATACTATCAATGCTGTTATGTATGAAGACGAAGACGGGTTAACCAGTGAGGCATTATTCACACAAATCTATCGACAGATCAACCGAGGAAGAGACATATTTGGACGCTGGCAACAAGAAGACGATCAGAAGTTTAGATTTGATATTGGAATCAACTTATATAACTCTAATGAAGAAATAACAGAAAGCTATATATTGAACAACTGCTTTATCTCTACAATTGAGTTTGACCAACTTGATGTTTCAGACGATGAAAAAGAAACAGAGATTAGATTAGGAATTAGTTTCAATAATATCAACTATTCTGTTGTTGATGATTATGTTGAAACAAGTGATGCGGTCTCTCTTCCAATGATAAGAGACAGAAACGGCGACAGTGTTTAACCAAATATCTGCTTTTCTGTGAGGATGCGGAATTCCCATCCTCTGTCTTCTGCATACTTCTTGGCTGCTTGCCACTTCTCGTTATTCGTCACCCATGTCAGTTGTTCCTGCATAAGTGTTTCTTTTTTCTTTTTGTTTGAGTCTTTAGGCTTTTTTGTATAGATAAAGGGCTTGATCTCACAAAGGGCCTTTTTCTTGTTGCCCTGCTTATCAATATACTCAAGATACATATCAACAATGTATCTTGATTTGCGTCCTTTCACTGATGAGTAATAGGGAACAACTACTGTCTCTGCGCCCCATCGAACTACGTTTTCATTGGTGTCAGCCCACTTCCAGCACTCAAGTTCATAGCTAGAAAGATAGCGAACATCATTGGTGCCATTAATGCATTTGTCTGGATTCTTGAGTGTGTAGCGACCCTGATTGTAGTTTCTGGCCATAAAAAATCCCCATACAGCAGCTATTTAGAAGCCGTATGGGGATTGTTTTTAGTTGCTGTTGCTATTGTGAGCGTTGATAATGATTTTGTGGGCTTCTCGCGTATTATAGGCATGCCCGATAACCCGAGAAACCTTCTCATCAAAATGCTTTCTTGTCACAAGCCCCTCGAACTTATCCCAGCAGTAAACATAGTTTCCATGAATTCTGGATATAGAAATTGTGTTATACAGATCTGTTGTGGCCACTGTTTTACTCCATTAAAAAGAGAAGAAGGGAGAGCAAGAACGCTTTCCCTTCTTCAACACTCTTTCTATTTAACTACGCGCCTTCATCAGTCGATCACGAAGGGCATTGGCACCTGATGACTGCTGCTGACTGCTTTGAGTCTTAGAATCATCGTCCTCAGAGACATCATCATTATCATCATTATCATGATCACTGTCTTCCTTAGCTGAAGAAGACTTGCGGTTTTTAATGGCGTCTTGAACACCACCAGAAGTCTTTTTAGGAGGCTCTGGGGCGGCTGACTGATCACTTCCGTCGTCTTCGCCGCTCTCCTTATTATACTTCTTGATAGCATCCTCAAGCCACTTCTCTGCCTCTTCGTATGTGGGCACTGGTGGTACAAGGTCAACCTCAGAAAGCTCAAAAGGATCAATATTAAAATCCTCAAGCGCATCAAGCGTATCGTCGTCTACCTGCTTGGGTGAGATGTACGAATTCTTGTAGCCATTGTACTTACCGTTCTTCGTATTCTTGATGATGATAGGATGCATACATAGATCCTCTTCATCAACAATGCCTTCAAGAACAGCCTCACGGATCTTCTCTTCAATAGCATAGGGCATGTAGAAGAGCTTAACGATGTTGCCGTCTTCAGCCTCATTAATCTCTACAGGTGTCTCAAGAACAATGCACTGTGCCAGTGTATAATCCCGAGGAAACCACTTCTTGGCCTCTTCCTTGAAAGCCTCATAATCATTGCCGTCTTCTCGGCCCTCATTAAGAATGCTGTAACCATACTGCATAATCGGGCAGTTTTGGCCAGTGGCCTCATCAGCAGAGCGAATAGGCTTAAGGCCATTCAAGTGAAGATTAGGACCATGTGACTTCCACTTAGTGTAGAGATCTCCACTCTCAGCAGAAGGAACAAGAAGAATCTTCATCTTCTCTCCGTCCTTGAGATCATAATAGTTGAGAATTCGCAGGTCCTTCTTGTTAGCACCATTGCTTTCATTCTCAAACTTCTTCTTGATACCGGACTTCATCTTCAGCTTGCTTTTCATACTACTCATTTCAATTTTCCTCTTTTGTCATTTCCCCAATACTGGGTTTTGCTCTATTTTCATTGTCGTCTTTCTTGTAAGACGACATATTTAGTCTACCACTATCCGAGGGGCACTGCAAGAGCCACAATATCCCCGAGGTCAAAAACACCTACATGCTGTGCATTAACAGAAAACCTCGCCTTCTTTTGTTGTGAATTCGCCAATGACGCCTTTAGTAGACGATCAAATGGACTGACTTCCCATACTGCCTCACCATCGATATTGATGTCAAGGCCATCTGTCTCAATCGTGTCAGTAAATGAATCATATTCACCATCACTAACACGAAGCGTGACCGTATCTCCCTTTGTCTTCATCCCCACTTCGCGCTTGGTTTTATCACCTGTATAACCCATTGCAGAGAAGACAGAAGAAATATGCTTAACATATTCCTCAGAGAACTCAATACAATTATCAATAGAGAGATCACCGGGAACACGAGAAGGGACAGGCATTGAAGAAGATGAACGTGGATCAGCAAATCGAAATGATGCCTCCTTTTTGCCCTGTACAATCTTGGCAGAAACGATAATCTTTCCATTATCTGAAACTTCAATAGCAGATTTCTCTTCGTCAAAGAGCATAATACGGGACAGAAATCCGGGTACTGACTGGATCCCTACAGGGTAATCCACAACAGAGAAATCAAAGTCATGATAGATTACAATATTTGACTCCTTGTTTGTGGCTCGCACCCGTGTCATGTCGTTTTCCAGTGGCTCAATGACACAACGAATAATGCCGACTTCATTCATTGTAGTCAAGAGACTTTTAATTGTTGAAATATCCATAGAAATGTTCCTCTGGTTTGTTGGTTATCGGGATGTGTTTACTGCACTTTTGAGAAGTTCAATGCTTTCAGAACTAAGAATGTATCCTTGTTCTAATAGGTATAACGCCTTGTTAACCTTACGTTTGTAATCTTCACTGTGGTTATCCATTGCTGCTGTTAGATAACTAATAGCGCGTACAACATATTCGTAAGACACATCAAAGCTATTTGCTTCTGTGTGATGATCTAATGGAATGTTTTCACGTATAATGGGAAAAATATCATCTCTAAGATACACCAAGGTGTTATATACACTTTCGTAACGCTCGGTCTGATTTACGTCTTCCACTTTTTCTACCTCTTTAAGATATGAATTACTGGTGTAGACTACACTCTAAGACATGCCCTGTCAAGAAGAGAATTCAGAAAGATCCATGATGGCAAAACCGATGTCTCTTGCCAGTTGCCGGAAATAATAGTCAGAGAAGATACCCACCCTAGTTGTCTCTGCCGCAGTACCAATCCTAATTCCAGAGGTTTGCGTAAACGGGCGCGGGTCATTCGGCACTCCATTCTTATTAACTGTGATGCCCCTTTGCTCAAGCCCATCTGCGACATCTTTTCCTGAAACTGTATAGTCTCGAAGATCAATAAGAACAAGATGAGAATCAGTGCCATGTGTGACAACAGGGATTTCCATCTTAATAAACTCTTCTGCCATAACCCGAGCGTGTGATATCACACTTGATGCATATAAGTCAAATTCTGGCTTTGTAAGAGCCTCTGAAAAGCATTGTGCCTTTGCAGCAATGATATTCATGAGAGGACCACCCTGTGTTCCCGGAAAGATTGCAGAGTTGATCTTCTTTGACAATGCCGGATTGTTCCAGAGAATCATTCCACCACGAGGACCACGAAGCGTCTTGTGGGTTGTTGAGGTCACTACATCGGCATAAGGAAACGGACTAGGATATGCACCACCTGCAATCAAACCAGAATAATGAGCCATATCAACCATCAGATATGCTCCGACACTATCAGCAATGTCACGAAACACTTGCCAATCGATCTGTCGAGGATATGCAGACGCACCAGCAACAATCATTTTTGGATTGAACATCTCAGCAAGATCCTGTACCTGCTGATAGTCAATAGTGCCTTTTTCATCAACTCCATAGGAATAAAAGCTATACAACTTGCCTGACTGATTGACTTCGGCTCCATGAGAAAGATGTCCACCTGACGCCAAGTCCATCCCGAGAACCTTGTCTCCGGGTTTTAGCAGTGCTTGATAGACAGCCGTATTGGCATTGGCTCCTGAATGGGGCTGAACATTGGCATATTGACACCCATAAAGTTCACAGGCCAGTTCGATTGCATATTCTTCAATCTCGTCCATATGCTTACAACCATTGTAATATCGACGACCCGGATAACCCTCGGCATACTTGTTTGTGAACACTGACCCACACAGGTCTCTAACTGCCTGAGAGGCAAAGTTCTCTGAGGCAATCAATTCAATTGTGTTATCTTGACGGTCTAGTTCCCTGTCAAGAATACGTCTAATATTATCATCCATTTTGTTTTCCTTCTATCTGAGCAACCTGAATACCATTTTGCAATAGGTTATCAATACCAACACTGGAATGATACAAATCCTTATATACAACTCTTGTAATACCTGCTGCTGCAATCATTTCTGAACAAGGCAGACAACAGGAAAGTGTCACATACAGTGTGGAATTCACGACACTCACGCCTTCTTTAGCGGCTTTAAGAATACATGACAGTTCTGCATGAATGACTTCAGGTTTAGTGATCCATTTACCTTCAACTGTTTCGTATTCAAGACAATTGGAGCCACCCGGTGCCATTCCGTTACACCCACCAAGAATCACACCGTGTTGAGTGACAATACATGCACCCACTTTTGCCCTGAGGCCCTTGCTAAGATCAGCATGGGCCTCAGCAACTTTCATGTATGTCATATCTAGTTGTTTTTGATCAGCCATATTAAATGTTTCTTTTAGAAAAGATTATTAGGATCATAGTCATTACTACGAACATATCTACGAAGCTTATCACATCCACCAATGTGCTTTTGATTATGGAAAATTTGTGGCACCTTTCTAAACCCCGAGTCATCTAAAAAAGCCTTGGCCTTGGGATCTCTTCGTGTATCTCGATACTCGTATTCTTCTCCAGTGTTCCTAATGATCTCTAATGCCTCTGTACAAAAAGGACATCCGTCTCTTCCATAGATTACATACATTATAATTCTCCTTTTTCCGGTTTTAGACTTATTCAAATAAAAAAGAGGGACATGTAGTAGCCCCTCTTCTTGTTTCGTAAAGCATATCTTACTCTACTTCAGACAAGGATGCAAGTCTTAGGCTTCACAGCTTTCACAATTGCTATCCTGTTGGAATGTCTGCTGAGCAGCAGATACACTATGCTGATAGTATAGCGTACAAATACCCTTCTTCCATGCATGAAGCGTCAACTGATTGAGTTCCTTGGGTGACATCTTTGAATCAACCATCAGGTTCAATGACTGTGTTTGATCAAGGAACTCCTGTCGATCTGCCGCCTGATTGACAAT